GGGGCGGCTTACCTACAGCGACCGCGAGTACTCCGAATACGATCGGCAGATCAACCACCACTTCCGCTGCACCGCACACACGCTGCACCTGCCGGGCGGCGGATCAGTCACGGCGCTGCCGGGCCGCGATCCGGACACGCTGGCCGGCCTTACGGGCAACGTGATATTCACCGAGTTCGGCCTGTTTCCCGGCGGCGGGTACGCGCACTGGCGCGTGATCTTCCCGCTGACGACTCGCGGCTATCAGATCATCGTGATCTCCACGCCGCGCGGCAAGAACACGAAGTTCCACGAGCTGGTGAACGACCCGGAAACCTACAGCGTCCACATCGTCGACATCCACCAGGCCGTCGCCGACGGCATGGTCCTGCGGGACAACAACGGCAAGCCGATCACGATCGAGCAGTTCCGCAAGATCTACGGCGACGAGGTCGGCTGGCAGCGTGAGTATCTCTGCCAGTTCACGGGCGACCTGGAGGCGCTGATCAAGTGGGCCCAGCTCGTGGCCGCCGGGGACGCCGGCCGAGACATACCGTTCGACATGCTGCGGATCGAGGGCGATGCGGGCTGGCGAAGCGGGTTCTTCGGCGAACTGAAGGGGATCGGGGGGCGGGCGGAGATCGGCTGGGACGTCGCCCGCCGCTCGCACCTGTCGCCGCTGTGGATCAACGTCGCCAGGCCCAACCGGCCCAAGCGGCTGCGGTTCCTGGTGCTGATGCACAGGGCGCAGTTCGCCCTGCAGCGGACCGTGATCTGCGAGGCGATGGACACGAAGCCGACGAACGTCGGGTTCGGCGATTCGACGGGCCTTGGGATGGACTCAAACGAGACGCTGTCGGCCAAGTACAGCGGGCGGTGGGAAGGGCTGGACTTTACCGGCAAATCCAAGCGCGAGCTGGGCAGCCTGCTGATGACGACGTACGACGACGGGGCCCAGGCGATCCCCCCGACGGACGGGCAGCACAAGTGCATAGCGACCGACCTGTACGCCCTGCAGAAAGAGGGCGACAGGGACACGCTGAAGTTGACCGAGACCGACAACCCCCTACTGGCCGAAAGCCACTGCGACGTGGCCTACGCAAACGCGCTGGCGCTGAAGGCGGGGCAGATCGAGTTCGCACAACCGCACGTAAGCACGTGGTAGCAGCAGGCTGCAGGCTGCAGGGCTTAGGCTGCAGGGCGCAGGCTGCAGGCTGTAGACCTGAGGACTGAAGACTAAAGGCTTAGGACTGATTGCAAAAATGCCGCCGAAGGCACACAAAACCGAGTCGTGGGATCCCAACGGGGCGATCGTAAGCGCCGAGGGCTTCGCAGGACGGGCGCCGATGCTCGAGGGCTCGCCGGCCAAGGCCATGGGCCTGTCCACCTACGCCCAGATGTTCATGTCCGGCCAGGACGTATCGACCGGCGGGACGCTGGGCGGGCCGACAAACCCCTACAAACAGAGCCTATGGATCCACACCTGCATCTCGCGGATCGCCACGAACGCAGCGCGCGTTCCGATCCGCGTATCTCGAGGCGAGGCGTCCGGCACGCGCGGGGTATGGGGCCACAAGCACGTTCGCACGGGCCGCCGCGCGGCGCGGCGGCTCTGCCGCGATTGCCGGGAAAGGTCGATCGCAAAGGCCCGCGAAGGCGAGATCGTCGAGTTCGGCGACCTGTACGAGCTGCTGCGAAAGCCCAACCCCGGCCAGCTGTGGAACGCCTTCATCGAGGCGTGCGTCACGTTCCAGTACACCAGGGGCCAGGTCCACTGGCTGTTCGACGAGATGATCGGCCGGAGGCCGCTGACGATCGAGCTGATACCGGGGCACAAATCCACGGCCGTCGTCGATAAATCGGGCCACGTGCCTCGGCTGCTGGGCTGGCAATTCAAGGACCCCCACAACGCCGACTACCCGGTGACGCTCGATGAGTGCCTGTCCTTCCGCCTGTTCGATCCGGACAAGCCGTTCGACGGCCTGTCCCCCCTGACCCCGGCGCGGCTGGCGATCGTCGGCGACTACAACGCCAGCCTCTTCAACGCGGCCATGTTCGCCAACTCCTGCGAGCCCGGCGGGATTATCAAGTTCGACGCGCCGTTCGACCAGGCCAAGGACGAGGAGATGAAGACGTCCTGGCAGCAGCGGCACGGCGGGCCGATGAACGCCCGAAAGCTGTCGGTGCTGTGGGGCGGCGGGGACTACAAGGCGATCGGCCAGTCGCTCAAGGACATGGTCTACCCCGACGGCAAGCGGCTGAACTGGACGGAGATCTGCGCGGTGCTGGGCGTGCCGCCGTCGGTGGCGGGCTTCTTCGGCAAGACCGGCGATTCGTCCGCCTACGTCGGGCACGAACTGAAGCGGTTCTGGCAGGACACGGAAGTGCCGCTGCTGGAGAAGATCGGCGACGCGATCAACGACGAGATATGCTCCCGCTTCACCGGCGGCCTGGAGGCCTGGTTCGACGTCGAGGACGTGCCGGTCTTCCAGGAGATGAGGCGGGCTCAGACGGAGACGGCCAGGGCGTACTGGGCGATGGGCAAGTCCTTCCGGGTCATCGATGACTGGCTGGACCTGGGCATGGAGCAAGAGCCGCAGGATACGATCGGCTGGCTGCCCGCCGGCGTCGTGCCGGCCAACCTGGCGATGGAGGGGTACATACTCGAACCCCTAGCGGAAGGGCCGTCGGGCGATGAGTCCGACAACCTGGACCAGACGCCGGAAGGCAGACTGCAGGCCCCGACGGGGGCAGATCAGCAGGGCTCGCTGGAGAAATTCGCGGCGAGGCAGATATGGGAGGCGTGGGTGCGGTCCTGGGCGCCGCTTGCAAAAAGATGCGCGGGCGTGCTGCGGGGCCACTACGCGGCGCAAGGCCGCAAGGTTGTCAAGCTGCTCGGCCTTTACCTGGCAGACCTCGCCGACTTAGGTCCTAAGGCTAAGGCTTCAGTATCCGGACAGACGAAAGATGAGACCGTCATCGCGCGGATATTGTTCGAGGTCTTCGGCGACGCCGGCGAGGCCAGGAAATTCACCATCCGCCTCCTGCCGATCGTAAACGACGCCTCCGAGCTGGGCCTGCGCCAGTCGTTGGCGGAAGCGGGCCTGTCGGGGCAGCAGCTTAACCAGGCGGTTGGGCCCCTGCTGGCGAATCGGCGGATCCTCGCGGCGGCGCGGTCCGAGTCGCTGATCATATCGACGAAGATCAACGCCTTCACGCGCAACCACCTGCGGCGGTCGCTCGTCGAGGGGATACGCGAGGGCGAATCGGTCAACTCGCTGGCCGACCGCGTGCAGACGTTCATGAACAACCGGCGTGGCGCGGCGCTGACGACGGCCCGCAACACGGTCGGCCAGACGCTGAGCCGCGCGAGGCGCGAGGGCCGGGTCGCCGGCGGCATGACTCATGAGATCTGGATCCACTCGCGCGGCCCCGGCGAGCGGCGGGAGGGGCACATCGCCGCCGAGGGGCGATACCGCCGTGAACCCAAGCCGATCGGCCGGCCGTTCATCGTCAACGGCGTGCCGCTGAACTATCCGCGAGACACGGCCGGGCCGCCCGGCGAGATCGTCAACTGCCAGTGCCTGGCGGCGGGCATGCGGATCAATAAGCCGGCGGAAGGCAAGGCGATGGAACATCAAGCGGCCGAGACGCTGGGGCGGATCGCGACGACGGGATTCGTCGACTACGGACAGATGATGGCCCAGAGGGCCCGGGAGCAGGACGATGTCACAGACACAGACACAGACGGCGAATCAGACTGACCTGAGCTTCATCTTCGCGCAGGTGAAGGGATTCAGCGACGACGGGATCCTGGAGGCGGTCGCCTCCACCGGCGACGAAGATCGCCAGAGCGAAATCATCGAACCCGGCGCATGGGGCAAGGGGCTCGACCCCTACCGCCGCAACCCCGTCATCCTGGCGGCCCATCAACATCGGCTGACCACGGGCAATTCGCCGGTGATCGGTTCGGCCGTGAAGATAGAGCCGGCCGGCGAAGCGCTGGTCTTTCACATGAAGTTCGCCGACACGCAGCTCGGCCGCGAATACGCGGCGCTGTATCGCGACCGGCACATGCGGGCCTTCAGCGTCGGGTTCATGTCGAGCAACGGCGAGTGGCGGGATTCCGCCAGCCCGGGCGGGAAGACCAAGCGGGTCTGGGTCCACACCGAGGTGGAGCTGCTGGAGATCTCCGCCGTGGCCGTGCCGGCCAACCCCGAGGCCCTGGCGAGGATGCGTCAGCTTGCGGCCACAGCCGCCGCTGCACCGGCAGATGAGCCGGATGCGGCCGAGGCCGTCGATCGGTTCAAGGCCGACGTGGCCGAGGCGGTGGCGGCGAAGGTCGGCGAACAGGTAACGGAAAAGATCACGAAGCAACTCACAGAGGCAATCGAAACGCACCTGGTGAACCTGGCTGACCAGGTAAGCCAACTGGCGGAAATAATTGAGCTGTCATCTGACACGGTCAACGTCGAACCTCCGGGCCGCCAAGCCCCAGGCCCGGATGCAAAAGGCGATGACGGCGGCGACAGCGAAGATGGGGCCTTTGCAGGAAAGTCAGGAAATTCAGAAAAGCGGGTCGTGGCGGAGCTGTCCGAGACGATGGACCAACTTCGCCGGGCAAACAAGAGCGCAACAGACAAACAAGGAGATAACCCTAATGGTTCAGGTTGATGAAAAAATGATCCAGGAGCTCAACGACCTGGTTCGCGGGGCCACGGAGAACTCCGAGAAGGCAATAACGGAACTTCGCGGCGTCTGTGAAGGTTTCGACGAGCGACTGGTTGCCACCGAGCAATACCGCAAGGACATCGACGTCCTTGCTCAGGATCTGCGGAAGTTCTCGAAGCAGATCCTCGATCGGACATTTGCGGCGGGGCGGTCGAACTATCGCGGCAACTTCAACTCCGCCGAAGAGGCGAGGATCTTCGGCCTGGCCGTGATGGGCTACTGCTGCGGGATGGGTTGGGCCCGCCAGAAGCTCGCGGACGAAGACGTCGAGATCACCAAGGCGATGGGCGAGGGCACGGAAGGCGGCGGCGGCTTCGCGGTGCCCGAAGGGGCGCTGGGATCGCTGATCCGGCTGATCGAGGTCTACGGCGCCTTCCGCCGCAACGTGTTGGTCGTGCCGATGAGCCGGGACCACCAGCCCTGGCCGAAACGAGCCGCCGGCCTGACCGTCTACTGCCCGGGCGAGGGCGCGGGGATCACGGCATCGGACGTGACGCTGGGCCTGGTGGCCATGACGGCCAAGAAGTGGTGCACGCTGACGGCGATCTCCTCGGAGCTGGAGGAGGACGCGGCCATCGCGATCGCCGAGTTGGTTTTCGACGAGATCGCACTAGCCTTCGGCATCAAGGAGGACAGCTGCGGATTTGTCGGCGACGGCACGAGCACATACTTCGGGATCACCGGCGTGTTGAAGCATGCGGGCACGACCAACCTTGCCTGCGATGCCACCGACACCACGTTCGCCAAGGCCTGCCAGTGGAAATACCTGTCCGGCGTGATAGGCCGCGTGCCCACGTGGGCGCTTGTGCGGGCCAGGTACTTCTACTACCGCGACGTGTTCTGGCAATACGTCGTCGGCCAGGTCGATTCCAGCGGCAATCCGATCGTCAAGTTCGTCACCGCCGGCGGCGAGGGCCGCGGCGCGCCGCTGCAGCTCGGCGGGGCGACGCCGCTCCTGATCGGCTTCCCGGTGGAGCTGGTCGATTGTCTGCCGAAGATCGCCGACGACGCCGTATCCACGGCTGCGTGGACGTTCGGCAGCCTGTGGCGGTCATGGATGATGGGTCAGCGGCGGGGCGTCGAAGTGGCGCAGGACCGGTCGGTGTATTTCGCGTCCGATCAGATCGCCATTCGGGGCCTGCAGCGGATCGCCATCGTCCCATCCGCCGCCGAGGGTATGTGCAAGGTCACAACGGCCGCCAGCTAATCGGCGGCCCGTAAGCAAGGTGGATTGGATCGAGTTGGGCCTTCTAGCCCAGAGACCCGCCGTGCGCGGGAGATTGGAGAATACAGATGCACTCACTGACGGAAAACTGCCAGGTCGTGCAGCTGGCGAACGAGACCAAGAACGACGGCGCGCCGACGACCACGTACGCCGACTGCGCCGGCTACAACCACGCGACGTTCATCCTGGGCCTAGGCGTGACGGACACGACCGTGGACGCCAAGCTGCAGGAGTCCGACGCCTCCGGCAGCGGCTACGCGGACATCACGGGCGCCGCGATCACGCAGCTGAGCGGCACGGATGATGACAGCGTCGCGGCGATCGAGGTCGATCTGACCGGGCCGCGCAAGCGGTACCTCAAGCCGGTGATCACGGTCGGCGCCGGCAGCAGCGGGGCCGCACTCGGCGCCTACATGGTGCTGTCGCGCGCCGACGCGGCGCCGCCGGCCCTGGTCGCGGCCGGCCTCAGCAAGCTGGTCGAGCGAGTCTTTGTCTGAGGAAGATAAGCGGCTGTCGGTGCCGTGATTCTTCGCCGTGCCCCGCCGCCGGCTTGCCGGACTTGCCGGAAAGGGGCGGGGCACGGCCCGCAGGCCCTTTGTGGAAAAATACAGGAGCAATGACGTGCAGACACTGAAAATCAAGATGCTGCGACAGGCCTTCCCCGCCGGCGGCGGTACGGTCCTGGCCGCCGGGCGAATCTACGAGCTGCCGAAGGAAGTCGTCGATCGGCTTCCGGCCGACAGCTACGAGTGGGTGTCTTTGGTGGGAAACGCCCCAGAGGCCGCCGAAGAGAAGGCCGAGAAGAAGTCCAAGAAGAAGTCCAAGAAGAAGTCCAAGAAGAAGGCCAAGAAGAAGACCGCCAAGGAGACAGACCATGACGGAACAAACAATGGACAAGGCCGCGATGGCGAAGCTCGCCGGCAAGGCTAGGGATGCGGCGGACCGGGACGGCAACTGCCGTGTGATCGCCAAGATCGACGGCGTGACCAATAACGGCAAGACCCATGCGGCCGGCGAGCGGTTCGACATGTCGCACCACATCGTGCCGGTGCACGTGCAGGCCGGGCAGGTGGAACTTGTCCAACAGCTGCCGAAGGTCCCGGCAGCCGACAAACAACAGACGACGCCGCGCGACAAGCAGGTGACGGGCGGGCCGAACAAATAACCGCAGGCTCTTTCCTAAAAAGGCTGCAGGCTGCGGGCTCTTTCCTAAAAAGGCTGCAGACTCAAGCCTGAGGACCGAAAGGCAAGACCATGAGCCTCTGCACACTGGCCGACGTGAAGGCGTTCCTGGGCATCGCCGCCCTGGACACGGAGCACGACGCGGCGCTGAACACGCAGATCGCCGGCGTGTCGGCGCAACTGGCGCGCGCCGCCGGCCGGATCCACGACGAGATCGGCGTCCTGGAAGCCACGACGGGGGCGATTCAGTGGTTCTCGCCCGAGCCGCGCACGCGGCTCGTGTACCTGGCGGCGTACCCGGTGATCTCGATCACGGAGATCAAGGAGGCGGCGTTCGGTGCGTTCGACGACGCCGACGCGCTGGTCGAGAACGAGGATTACCAGATCCTCAAGGCGCGAGGCCGGCTTACGCGGGTCGGCTTCTGGCTGCCGGGCGAGCAGACCGTGCGCGTCACCTACAACGGCGGATACACGGCCGCCGACGATACGCCGGGCACGGGCGAGACCGCCCTGCCCGATGATGTGGTCGGCGCGGCGATCAAGCAGGTCGCGTTCTACTTCCGGCGGCGGGACCAGCTGGGCGTGACCTCGGCGGGCGTGGCGGGCGGATCGTACACCACCTACGCGCGCGACGAGCTGCTGCCGGATGTGCGCGAGACGATGAACCGATTCGCGAGGACCTTGTGAGAAGCTGAAACATGATCGTTCAACTGACATTATCGCCCGAGGCGAAGCGCAAGATCCAGCGCGACGGGAAGCTGGCGGCCAAGGCCGCCGGCGTTCTGGCCGACGGCATGGAGGCCGCCGCCGCAGTCGGGGCCGAGCGGATCGCCGAGATGATGCAGATGGGCGAGCTGGGCGTGCGGCCCCGCTCGACGGACCTGGCTCATTCGGTGACGGGCTGGATGGTCAACCGTGACACGCCCGAGGGCGCGATGGGCGTGCTGGGCGATTCGCCGGCCGCACGCTACGCCAGGATCCTCGAGCAGGGCGGTGACATCTACCCGGTGCGGGCGAGGCTGCTGGCGATACCGATCAGCGATGAGGCCCGCAAGCATACGTCCCCCCGCGACATGGGCAACCTGACGTTGATACCCCGCAGGGGCAAGCCGCCGCTGCTGGTAGAGATACTGGGCGCGCGGGGCAGCCGCCGGGCGCAGTGGCGGCTGCACTGGGTGCTCGTGCCCCACGTGCGGATCGAGCCCCGGCGGTGGCTTACCAAGGGCGCCCGCCGGGCGGCGGGAGACATGGCCGCCGCCTATCAGGATGTGACGGATCGGTACGCGAGGGCGTGGTGATAGAGGCGGGCTGTAGGCTGCGGGCTGTAGGCTGCGGGTATTAAGGTAAGGCAAAAAAAATGAGCAACAAGATCGACACGGTGATGGACAACATCGTCACGCAGCTGGGCGAGCTGGTCGAGGCCGACGGCACGGGCGTTTTCAAGGCCGTTCAACGGGCCGTTATCAACGCGTTGACGGCCGTCAATCTGCCCATCTTCGCCTGCGCCGTGGACCGCCTGCAATGCGACCAGGGCACGTGGACGGCCCACGCGCTGCTGCAGATCGCGGCCAACAAGGGCGGCTCGGCGGCGGATTCGACCGTGACCGATCTGATCGCCGAGGCGGACGCGCAGATCCGCGCGCTGGCCGGGTCGGGCGCGGCGGGCGGCGGGATCGACCAGATCATCTGGGACCCGTGGTACCGCCCGGGCAACAATCCCGCCCACCTGGATCACGTCGGGGCGATCGGCTCGCTTCGGATACGAGTGGAAGGAACGTTGAAGACGTCATAGAGAAGGACAGGAGATAGGCAATGGCATACGAAGCGATTTTTGCGACCACGTCGGTGACGCACGGCTCGACCCCGATCGAGGGGGCGACGCACTTCAGCTGCAGCGCTGTGGCGGCGGTGATGGAGGACAACAACACCAAGGGCCTGGCCGAGCAGCGGGTCGCCAACCGCCGGATCAACGTGACGGTCTGGGGCAAGGACCCGTCCCAGCTGGACGCACTGGCCGAGGCGGCGGCCGCCAACCTCATCGTGGTGTGCGTCAAGACCGCCGGGGCCGCCATGACGATCACGATCAAGAACGTGGTCTTCAACGCCCCGTGCGACATCAACTCGCCCATGATCGACCAGGGCGGAAACGTCCCGACGTTCCCGATGAACGGCGTGGCCGAGTGGGGCGCGGCCGACACCTGGGCGCTTATGCGGGCGATCACCTAACGCCAGGCTGCAGGCTGTAGGCTCTTTCCTAAAAAGGCTGCAGGCTGCGGGCGGTAGGCTCTTTCCTAAAAAGGCGGTGGGTGCTGAGAAGTAGGACCCAGCAACCAGGAACTGCTTGAGATGCCTGACGACCTGAAAATTCCGATCATGACGCCGGGCGCCGAGAAGGCGAAGCGCGACCTGGCCGACGTCGCGCGCGCCGAGAAGAAGGTCGGCCAGTCCGCCGAGGATGCGGGCCGCAAGGGCAAGAAGGGCGGCCAGGACGCGGCGGAGGGCAAGAAGGAGGCCGCGCGCTGGACCGACAGGCTTATCACCAAGGTCAAGGCCCTGGTCGGCGCATATCTGGGCCTTCGTGGGGCCCAGGCCGTTCTGCGGTCGCTGCGTGAAGAGACGGAGAAGATCGACGAGGCGACGCGGAAGGCGGCAGAGTCGCTTC